GACATCCGCAGCACGCCCCCCGGAGGTGGGGCCAGGGCATCGCCCGCGGAGCTGCGCCGCCAGAAGCAGGACCAGTGGCTTGACGACCTGCTGCCGAACCACCGACCGAAAAAAACAATGAAGGACGTGAGCGATGAACGCACCCTTGACGCGACTCCCAGATCATTGGGTTGAGTCCCTGCTAGCCCGGATGCTGGCGATCTACGGGCAGAAGTTCCGCAGCCAATGGGCCGACGTTCCGGCGGAGTCGATGCGCGAGACGTGGGCGGTAGCGCTGGGCCGATTCGACGGCGAGCGCATCAAGTGGGCGCTGGACCAGATGATCGCCACTTGCCCGTGGCCGCCTACGCTGCCGGAGTTTGCGGCCCTGTGTCGGCAAGCTCCCCGCGACGAGCCGGTGAAACTGCCGGCGCCCGATGTTCCGCCGGCGGTGATCGAAGCCCGGCAGGCCGAGGCTCTGGCCATCGCGGCCCGGGTCGCGGGGAACGTGCCCGGGAAGGCATGGGCACACAAGCTGCGCGCCCGCTACCTAGCCGGTGAGCGGCTGATGATGGCCCAGGTGTCGCTGGCTTCCGATGCGCTGGGCGAGACATGGACCGACGAGGACGGCCAGCGGGAATGTCGGCCGAAGCTGGAGTCGGCGGCGTGAGCGTGGCGCCAAACCCCGGCATGACCCAGCCCGAGCACATGCGCCGATGCCTCATCCGCCAGCTCATCCGCTGGCGAGTCGAGCGCAACGCGGAGGCCATCGAGGCCATGCGCAGGAGCCCGGGTTACGAATCGCTGAAAGCGGAGGCGGAGCGGCAGTGGAACGCAGGAAATCGAGGTGAGTGCGGAAAGTGGATCGAGTGAAGCAGCTAGAAATCGACGCAGAGGCCGAAAATCGGGCCGTGGCTGCGTTGAAACATGGCCGGATAGGAAACCATAGCGGAGATGGTGAAAAATCGCTTAAACGGCCGATTTTGCGTCTCGCCTATCCGGTGTCGGCAAACCGCTACTGGCGCACATTCCGGGGCCGGACGATTCGGAGCTCAGAAGCCGACGCCTACAAAGCCGCGGCAAGGGTTGTCGCCGAGCGGTTCGGCGTGGTCGAGATCCAAGGCCCGGTAAGCGTTTCAATCGCGCTTTTGCCGAAGCTGACGAAACGAGGACTTGCAAGCCTGACCCGCATGGACCTTGATAACTGCATAAAAGTGACCCTGGATGCACTCAACGGAATAGCATATTTCGATGATGCGCAGGTGGTGAATCTCACGGCCAGGATTGGGCCGGCCGTTGAGGGCGGCGGGCTTGAGGTTTGCGTGGAGGAAGCGGAGTTATGAAGGTCCAGGTGAATGAGCGCGGCCAGCGGATTGGGCAGGGGCACCGCAGGGCTGTTCTCACTGACGCAGAGGTCGAGCGGCTTCTTGAGGATCGCGGCCCGGAGGATGCGCCGAGACGGTCCTATGCTCAGCTCGCGAAAAAGTACCGCGTCAGCAAGTCGTGTGTTCGCGACATTTGCACCGGTCGGCGCCGAGGCCAGCGCGGAATGATTGTCGAGCGCCCGGAGCCCAAGAAAGCGCAGCAGGATATGGTGGAACTGCGGGTACGCGTGCCCTTGAAATGGCGCGCGATCATTCGGCGAAATGGGGTGCCGTGGCTGCTTGATGTTCTCGCCACGCACACCACCAAGGCCAGGAATGGCGCGGAGGTTGAACGATGAGCGCCAACAGTGTGCAGTGTGCAGTGTGGCAATTTTCTGGGGCGTTGAGCAATGGCGCTAAATGACAAACAGCAGCGATTCGTCGATGAGTACCTGAAGGATTTGAACGCCACGCAGGCGGCGATCCGGGCCGGGTATAGCGCCAAGACTGCGTATGCGATCGCCGAAAAGCTACTGAGAAAAGTTGAGATTCAGCAGGCGGTTCAGGATGCGAAGAAGGCCCGCAGCGAGCGCACCGAGATCACCCAAGACCGAGTGCTTCAAGAGCTTGCGCGCCTCGCCTTCTTCGATCCGCGCAAGATGTTCCACGGCGACGGCAGCCCGAAGGCCATCCATGAGCTTGACGACGACACCGCGGCAGCCGTCAGCGGCCTCAACGTTGTGAACATCGGAAATTCAGAGGTTGGCATCGGCCAGGTGCTGAAGTACAGGGTGGCAGACAAGGGCGCCGCGCTGACGAACGCCATGCGGCATCTTGGTATGTTTAACGACAAGCTCGACGTGAATGTCACGAATACGCTGGCTGAGCGCCTGGCCAGGGCGAAGAAGAGGAGAGAAGAATGAGCGACCGAGAAATGTTGGAACTGGCGGCGAAGGCTGCAAACTTGCAGACCTGGACGAATGAGGATGGCGGGCTTTATCTGCCAGATCCTATGCGCCGATGGAACCCTCTTGCTGACGACGGCGACGCGCTGCGGCTCCTTGCAGCCATGCCAAGCCTGTGGAGCTTGAGTCTGAAATTTGGAGCGCCAACGGTTGAGATGAATGTTTGGTGGGGGACAGGCGGAGAGAAGACTAACAAAATCGCTCGCGAGTTTGCGGGAGATGGGGTCGACGTTGCAGCGGCAATTCGCCGCGCCATCGTCCGTGCCGCTGCCGATGTTGGCCGCGATGTCTCCTGAAGAGAAGGTCATTCAGCTTGCGAGATGGAGTAAAGCGATGATCATCGCACCCAAATCAACCGCAGCGCTGCTCAAGGCCGTTCGCGCGGCCCGCGCCAACCCCTACATCATGTTCAATGTGCCGGGCAGATTCCCGCTCTCTGCCGATGACGTGATCCGCATGTTTCGGGATGGGCTCATGGCGCGCTGCAATCGCGGGATGCCCTCCGTAGAGGGGCGATACGAAATAGAAGACTGGCGGCACGATCAGCGCGTGATCCAGGATGCACACCGCCGCATTCGCCGTTCGGGAAGAAATATCCTCCGGATTCCTGCCCTCAAGGTCAAATATCCGCACATCGACAACTACGTTCTCGAGTCAGCCTAGTATTTCTAATGCCCCCTCTCACCCCCACCCCCACCCAAATCAACACCCGCCCGCCTGCCGCGCTCGTGGCGGCCATCCGGGAGCGCCACGGCCTCACCCAGACTCAATGCGCCGGATCTGTCGGCGTTGATCCCCGGTCGTGGCAGGGATACGAGGCCAAAGACGAAGCCATGCCATTGCATGTCTGGTGGCTCTTCCTGTTGCGTGTCCGAGAGATCAAGCTCAAAGACCTTCCGCCCATCCCCGCTCGTCAGCGCGTGGCGGCCTCGGTGTAGCAAATGTCATCCACCATAGACGAGCAAATCATCGACCTCGCCGCCGATTGCGCAGCCGATCCCCTGCGCTGGTCGGAGATGGCCTACGACTGGGGTGAGGGCGAGCTAGCCGAATACGACGGCCCGCGAGGCTGGCAGCGTGAAGCCTTCGCCCAGATCCGCGATCACCTGCAAGACCCGGCCGCGCGCTTTCAGCCGCTGATGCTGGCCCGGGCATCCGGCCACGGCATCGGCAAGTCAGCGTTCATCGGCATGGTCACGAACTGGGCGCTTTCAACCTGCGATGACTGCAAGGTCGTCATCACGGCCAACACCGACAACCAGCTTCGGACCAAGACAAGCCCCGAGGTAGGCAAGTGGGCGCGGCTGTCCATCACCTCGACGTGGTTCGACATCAACGCGACCAGCATTGCCACGAAAGACCCAGGCCACTCAAAGACCTGGCGCGCGGACTTCACCCCGTGGAGCGAGCACAACACCGAAGCGTTCGCCGGCCTGCACAACAAGGGCAAGCGCATCGTCCTGATCTTCGACGAGGCGTCAGCCATCGCCGATAAAGTGTGGGAAGTGGCGGAAGGTGCGCTTACCGACGAGGGCACCGAAATCATCTGGATCGCCTTTGGAAACCCCACGCGCAACACCGGGCGATTCCGTGAGTGCTTTCGGCGCTTCAAGCATCGCTGGAAGTGCGCCCAGATCGACAGCCGCACGGTTGAAGGCACGAACAAGGAGCAGATTGCAAAGTGGGTCGAGGACTTCGGCGAGGATTCGGACTTCGTAAAGGTCCGCGTTCGCGGCATGTTCCCGTCCATGTCGGCGCGGCAGTTCATCAGTGAGGCTGACGTGACTGGCGCATATGGGCGAAAGCTGCGGCCTGAGCAGTACAGCTTTGCGCCAAAGATCCTGACCTGCGACCCTGCATGGGAAGGAGACGATGAACTCGTCATCAGCCTGCGCCAGGGGCTGGCGTTTCGAATCCTTTGCACGCTGGCAAAGAACGACAATGATCTGATCGTGGCCCAGCGGCTGGCTAGGTATGAAGACGAAGAGAAGGCCGACGCCGTGTTCGTTGATGCCGGCTATGGCACCGGGATCGTCTCCGCCGGGCAAGGGCTTGGGCGAGAATGGACGCTCGTATGGTTTGCCGGTGAATCGGCCGACCCAGGCTGCCTTAACAAACGCGCCGAGATGTGGAAGCAGGCCCGCGACTGGCTCAAGAGTGGCGGGGCAATCCCTGACGATCCGATGCTGCGTGACGAGCTTCAGGCGCCGGAGACCGTGCCCAGGGTCGATGGCAAAATCCAGATCGAGAGCAAGAAGGACATGAAGGCGCGCGGCCTTCCATCTCCGAAC